TATGTGTAAATTTTTAGAACAATTAGAAAGCAGATACCCTCACGCTTTTGGAGGAGAATCTGAAAAGACTAAATTACTAGAAAAACTTAAATCTGAAGTATTTATTCTAAAACAAAGACAATGATAGAACCAACAGAACTACAGACACGAGTTACTAAACAACTCAAGCAAGAAGACAAAGAGTGGGCTATATACACAGACAATATGGATAAGGTCTCTAAACTACTCAACGAACAATTAAAACGTAAACCTACCGAAGCAGTAGCTGATTTATTAGGTTGGTTTTGTGAAATACACATCTACACAGAGCGACTACGGTCTAATGCTTTTACCTATCAGTACAACATTAATAAATTAGAGAAAGACCTTTTAAAGGCAAGAGCGTTACAAGAAAAAGCAGAGGAAAGCCAAAGCAAACTACAAGAAGAAATAGACATTTTAACAAAAGATATACACGCACTAGAACAAAGAATATGACGTTATTAGATTACAAAACTTGGAACAAACACGAACTACTAGAGAAGATGTACGATGATACATTTTACTACGGCTATTTAGGAAAAGCAGCCTTGAGTTCTTCATCGGTTAAACTACTAAACGAATCCCCTAAAAAGTACAAGTACGTAACAGAGTACGGAAACATAGAAACACAACCTTTAAGAAACGGAAGACTGTTTCATATGGCAATACTAGAACCTCAAAAGTTTGAGCAACTGAATTTCGTGGATGTACAAAGCAAGAACTCCAAGAAGTATAAAGATGCCAAGATAGAACTAGGAGAGGTTTATACGATTAAGGAAAAGAACGAAGCAGAACGTATGGCAGATGCACTACTAAAAAACCACTACGCTATAGATTTGTTATCGGCTGCTCAATTTGAAGTACCTGCAATAGATGAGATATTTGGTTATCCATTTAGGGCAAAGGCAGACGTACTAGGAAGCGTTCTAGTGGACTTAAAGACCACTCAAGACTTAAAAGCCTTTCCGACCTATAAAGCTAAAGCCTACGGGTACGATAGTCAATGTTTTATATATTGTAACTTATTTAAAAAAGACTATAAAGAGTTTAGATTTCTAGTAATAGACAAAGCGACCCTAGACATAGGAATCTTTGATGTATCAGAAGAGTTTTATTATTCTGGAGAACAAAAGGTACAACAAGCAGTAGAGACCTATAACGATTTCTTTGAGCAAGGAGAGAGTTTAGAAGATTACGTAATAAGAGGAACGCTATGAAGATACTTAATTTATACGCTTGTTTAGGGGGTAATAGATATAAATGGGATGAGGTTACAACTATAGAAGTTACAGCTGTAGAATGGGATGAAGAATTAGCGAAGTTGTATCAAGAAAGATTTCCTAATGATAAAGTAATAGTAGCTGATGCACATCAATATTTATTAGACCATTACAAAGAGTTTGATTTTATTTGGTCAAGTCCACCTTGTCCTACACATAGTAGAGCCAGGTTTTGGTCATCTAAAGGAGGAAAGATTAATGTTGTATATCCCGATATGAAACTGTATGAAGAGATATTGTTTTTGCAGCATTATTACGATGGTAAGTATTGTGTAGAAAATGTTATACCTTACTATGAGCCTTTAATACCAGGACATAAAAGAGGAAGACATTTGTATTGGACTAATTTTAAGTTGCCTAATGTTTTAAGCGATAGACATTTTAAAATATCTCAAGAGAAGAATGAATTAAAGTCACTTTGTGATTTTCATAATTACAACTTTAAAAGATACAAGGGAGAACAAAGAATAGCTAAAATAGCCAGGAATCTTGTAGAATATGAGGCAGGTAAAACGATATTAGAAACAGTAGTAGGAGCATATAAAGAAAACACTAATCAAATTAAATTATTCTAAATGATAGAAGACAACATAAAAGACAAGATAAACGACACACTAGGTATAGACATATTTAGAAACACTCGTAAAAGAGAATACGTAGACGGTAGAGCCTTATTTTATTTTATATTAAGAGAACACTTTAAATACAGTCTTTCTCGCATAGGTAATATCTGTGGTAGGTATGGTGTAAAAAAAGACCACGCAACGGTGTTACACGCATTAAGGGACTTTGAGATACGACTAAAATACAACCCAAAGTTCAACGACATCATAGATAATCTTATAGAACACGGAGAACGACAAGTAAACTTAAACTACGCAAAAGAAAACCTAAATAAACTAAACGAAAGAGAACTCGCTAAACTAGTAAAATACCTAACAAAATATGACACCAGAGTTAAAAGAAAACACCATAAAGGAATACAAGGAGTGGAAGAAAAGAGTAAGGAGCGAACACTTCAAGGTGTACATAGATGATATGTTAGACTACCTAGAGAACGACAACCACGAATCCAGAGACAAACACAAAGGACGATGCACCTTTTACTCTACCAAAGAGAAACGATTCTTTAAACACCTTACCGAAGTATCACAGTTCTACAAGATAGGATATGAGAAGTTAGCGATGCAGATGTCAAGAGGAAAATCCTTCGGGATTATCAAAATGTAACTTTTTTTTCGTTATATAGATATAGATTAATAATAATGTTTTTTAAATATGGATGGTAGAAAAAACAACGGAGGACATAAAACGGCGGGTAGAAAGCCTAAAGACGTAGAGGGTAAACTTATAGAGCGACTGGATGCGATTATAGATAAGGACGAAGCTATAGAGATACTCCAAAACAGAATAATGGATGGAGATATGAGAGCGTTACAACTCTATTTTAACTACAGGTATGGTAAACCTAAAGAAAGCATAGATGTAACCTCTGGCGGTCTTAATTTGAGTTTTAAGGACTTGGTAAAGTTTGATTGAGTTACAAAGCCAATACAAACTAATCCCACAATCAGAATCTAGGTATACGATTATTACGGGAGGTAGGGGTAGCGGTAAGAGTTTTAACATCACTACCCTTATACTTCTTTTAACCCTAGAGGAAGGACATACAATCTTATTTACAAGATACACTTTAAAGTCCGCTCACATTTCTATTATACCAGAGTTCCTAGAAAAGATAGACCTGCTTGATTTAAGAAGGATGTTCTACATTACAAAGGACGAAATCATAAACGTACAATCGGGTAGTAAGATATTGTTTAGAGGGATTAAGACGAGTAGCGGAGACCAAACGGCAAATCTTAAATCCTTACAGGGTGTTTCTACGTGGGTACTTGACGAAGCTGAAGAACTAACAGACGAATCTATATTTGACAAGATAGACCTCTCTATTAGACACAAGGACTTACCCAATAGAGTTTTTCTGATAATGAACCCTGCAACTAAAGAACACTTTGTCTATAGACGATTCTTTGAGGACAAGGGCGTAAAAGAGGGAAGCAACCTAACCAAGAACGACACCACTTACATACACACTACATATAAGGATAATTTAAAACACCTATCAGACTCTTTCTTACAACAAGCCGAAGTAATGAAACAAAGAAGACCCGAAAGGTATAGCCACATAATGCTAGGGGGTTGGTTGAATAAGGCAGAGGGTGTTATATTCCAGAATTGGACACTAGGAGATTTTCAAGGTCAGAGTATCTTTGGGCAGGATTATGGTATGACAGACCCTACCACGCTCGTAGAGGTATCTATAGACACTTCTAACAAACGAATATACCTAAAGGAGTGTTTTTATAAGTACAACCTAACAACTAGCGAGATACGGGCTTTAAATAGGCAATACGCAGGTAATAAGTTAATCATAGCTGACTCGGCAGAAAAGCGACTTATAACAGAACTAAAAACAACCCTAAACATCAGAGGAATAAAAAAGACAACCGTAGCTGAAGGGATAACCATAATGCAAGACTACGATTTAATAGTAGACCCTAATAGCAAGAACCTCATCAAAGAACTAAACAACTACGTCTGGTTAGATACCAAAAGCGACACACCAAAGGACAACGGATTTGACCACTTAATAGATGCAGCGAGGTACGCTATTACTTACCAACTCAAGAACCCGAACTACGGAAGCTATGCAGTTAGATAAAAAAAAATAAAAAAAAGTTAATAAAACTTTGGTAGATTGTGAATAAGTGTTATATTCGTATCAACAAAAACAAAGATTATGAAAATAAACGCACTAGAAAGAATCAGTAGAAACGACAACACAGGTAGAGAAGAATGGGTATTAGAAGTACACCCTAATAGAATGTTTGTAGTCCGACCATCTTTAGGAGAAGACTGGAGAGTAGAAGACGAAAACGAAGTAGTAGTATACAGACACGCATCGCACCAAGAATGTCTTGAAGCAGCACAAGATTTATTATTCTCCAAAAGAACAAACAATATGTGATTTTTCATTTTTTTGTTTAGTTAGGTAAGGCTCCCTTCGGGGGGTCTTTTTTTTTGCCTTTATTTTAAAAATCGGGTTTAGATTTCGTTATATAGATATGAAGTTAGAAATAAACGTACCCGATTCTCTAAACGAGATTACACTAGGGCAGTATCAGAAGTTCTTGAGGGTAGAACAAACAGACGAACAATTTGTAGCGCAGAAGATGTTAGAGATATTCTGTGGGGTTAAACTAACCGAAGCGATGTCTATGCGTATAAAGGACGTTAGAGCCATTATAAGCCACCTAGACGAATTACTGAACCAACAACCCCAACTCGTAAAGAAGTTCTCTCTAAAGGGACAAGAATACGGTTTTATACCTAACCTTGAAGATATGAGTTTTGGGGAGTACATAGACCTAGACACCTTTCTAGGAGATTGGAAGAATATACATAAAGCGATGTCTGTTCTATACAGACCCATAAAAGACAAATACGGAGAGCGATATAGTATAGTCCCTTATGACGTAGTAGATGCAGAACATTTGAGGGATATGCCTTTAGATGCGGTTATATCTTCCCTGCTTTTTTTTTACCGTTTAGGGATAGACTTATCGAGACTTATGACGGATTATTTAGAGCAGGAGGAGGAGAGTCGTATAGTGCAGTATCTCAATTCGGAAAGAAATGGGGTTGGTATCAATCAATATATCAACTCGCTCAAGGAGACATTAGACGATTTGAACATATCACTGAACTAAACATACACCAATGTCTAACCTTGTTAAGTTTTGAGAAAGAGCGTAACGACATAGAAGCACAAGAACTAAAGAAAAAATACAGATGAACGGATTATACAGAGTTTTAGAAAAGGTAAAAGAAGTCCTAGAAGCGGACATAGATGTAAATAAGGTTACCTATGGAGACATCACACAAATAGACCTAGAGAAACAAACTATCTATCCTTTAAGCCACGTAATGTTAAACACGGTTGTAAGTAACGAACAGGTCTTACGATTCAACATAAGCATTATAGCGATGGACATTGTAGATGTAACTAAAGAAGAAGATGACGGGTACGAAAGAAGCAACGAACAAGATGTACTAAACACTCAACTAGCGGTACTAAATAAAGCAATACAGAAGATGCGAATAGGAAACCTATACAGGGATAAGTATCAGATAGAAGGAGATGTAAGTATAGAACCTTTTACGGATAGATTTGAGAACCAAGTAGCGGGTGTTGTAGGAACGTTTGACATCATAATAGAAAACGATGTAGATGTATGCTAGACAATGTAAAAGAAGAACTAAACAAGTTTGGTAAGTATGTAATCCAACAATCAAGGACAAACCTTACCAAGAATAAAATAAACGCTACAGGGGACTTGTACGGTAGTTTAGGGTATGACTTAAAGGTTATGCCTAATTCTGTTTTTATGGAGTTCTATATGATGGACTACGGAAAGTTTGTAGACGAAGGAGTAAAGGGTAGTAAGAGTACATACCCAGAGAGTAGAAATAGTCCGTTTAAGTTTACGGGTAGGTATAAGATGATACCACCA